GTCGTTCGGGACGATTGCGGTCAGCTTCTTTTTCTTGCCGGTGCCGTCGCACTCTGGACAAGTTTTCATTATCGTGCCGTCGCCGATCTTGCCGCGGCCGTTGCAGTTCTCGCAGATGTCGGATGATGGCGTTGGCGAAGGTGTCGGCACCACGTTCGGCGATTGTAAAACCGACTGAGCGATAAACACCCAGGTTGCTCGTCCCTGCTCCCGTGTCTGACCTTCGCAGACGGCAGCAGCAAACGTCGCCACAGTCCAGACGATCGCATACCAGAGATCCTCGCGTCTCATATCAGCAAGTCTCCCGGCATCGGTATCCAGAGATCTCGCTTTTGCCAACCGTTGACGCCAGCCTTAGCGATGCAGGTCCGTCCCTTGACATCGCGGCTTCGTGCCCAGAACGAACCCTTCGGAATCATGATGTTGCCGGTCTCGGCGTTGACTATGTCCAGTGCGATCAGTTCCGTCCTCGTCTTGCCGGTCATCACCATCAGTCCCTGGACGTACTCTTTCGAGTCGCGGATATCACGCGGACCGCTGTTCCAGACGGCCCATGAATTTTGGACTAGCTCAAGCGACTCGCCGTAGATTGCCTTCGTGCTGTCGCGGTCATCTATGCCACATATGCACATGGCATGAGCCCACGAGCCACGCCGAGCACTGACGCCGTTATCGTCTCGTTTGTCGCTGAAACCTTCGCTGCCACAGGTCGAGATTGCGTAGCCGTTGGCGATGAAGTCGCGGCGTTCTTCACGGCTGCCGCAGGTCGTCGCTTGACGGACTAGGTTGTCGTTCGTGAACTCGATCACGTCGGCAGGCGGCGGAGTCCTGCCCCAACGGCCAGCGTTTGGCCCGCTGTATTTCGTCAAGTCCATGCCAAGCGGTGTGTTGGTGTAGTCGGAACGCGGCAGCAATCCAGCCTTGTTCATCCACACGCGAGCGGCTGCATCGCAGCTCCAACCGTCCGACCCATGTCCGCGATGATGATACGCCGGTTCGGTAGCGAAGCCCCCTTGCGTTAAACCGAGAGGTGAGATGTAGGGAGCTTCTTCGATCTTGCCGCTGACCTCATCCGGCTTGCCCCACTGGATCTCGCAAGCGTAAGTGACCATTGCCGAATTTTTGGCATCATGAGAAACGCAATCACCTCGCACCTGCCCCGGACCAGGCAACGCACCAGGAAAGATGATCTGCGAGAACACAAACGGGATCGACAGCTTCCCAGCACCGCTATCATCGAACCCTACGTCGTGAGCGATGTCGCTTCCGTAGACGCGACCGCCGGACATGATGATCTCATCATGAAACGCCTCGCGTTCGTCCGGCTCAAAGTACGCACCCGCGAAACCATCCTCATACATTCGCACGACAGATTCGACGGAAAGGCTCGTTGCCTTTTCCGGCCACATCTCCATACCGTGCGGGATGATTCGCGGGCCCGCCATTATCGTAAAAACCTGATGATCGCAGATACGATAATCGCAGCCACAAGCAGAACCATGTCAGTCATGATTAGCTTGATACTGATTTCGTTGTCCCAGAATCCTCGATGCCATATTCCAATAAGTCCGAGGACAGAACCGAAAATCGCAAAGAATATCGCTGCGTAAAAAAAGTAAGTTGAGATTGGCATCATGTAGCCTCTAGTGCGACGGCGGAAATATCAGCAACCAAGAACACGTAGCGTCCCTTGGCGGTCACGATCTCGATCGTGTGCGGCTTACGTCGGCGAAGCCAGCGAGTGTGGTACCGCTGCATTGCCGAAAGGATCATCACCAAGTCATGGTCGCAGCACTCGTCGATGAACGTCACGTAGTTCGTTTTGCTGGTGACTCGGAGTCTCATTTGACTTGCCTCGCTGCCCAGCCGATTGCCGAGTAAACCTCCGCGATCTTGTCGCGGTCTGCTGCCGTCAGCGGACGATCTAGCCACTGTCCCTGGTCGTTGCGTGAGATCCCGAGGTGACTCGCCATTGCCTGCTCCATCACCGACCCGATTGCGGCCCCTGGTGGCAGTGTCAGCGACGTGACCGCAGCGACATGGACCCTCGCGAGCGATGCCACGTCAGGCAGCGATACCGACTTGGCGGCATCGGCGAAGCCTAGTGCCATGTGGCTAACCGCCATCGCCTTTGCAGGATCGCCAGCGAGCTTCGCACCGATCGGCGTGACCAACGCTTTCAGCGAGTCGCTCGGTGCTGGCAGGTCCGGCATCGGCGGTACGACGGGTCCGATCGGTCGTGCCGGTGGTACCTCGATGACGGTGCCGGTCGAACGCCGGTAGATGTTTTTCGCAAAGTCGATCGCGGTCACATCAAGCCAGAACTTACCCGGCTCGCTGACCAAATAGACGCTCGTGCCGTTCTCGCTCGCCAATTGCTCGAACGCCACACGACGACGGTCGCGGTCGGTAATCTCGACTTCGACGTTCGCTGCCTCCGACACCACCTTGACCATGACGGCTGGCTGCAACTTGATCTCGCTGGCGTTCTCGATCAGTACCACGTCGCCGACGTTGATGAGTCCTTTCGCACCGCCAAACCGCGTCAACCTCAAGCTGGGACTGGCCCCACGCGACCAAGTGTGATCCCGGCGAGAGTAGCAGCAGTCCCAGCAAGAGGCAGGCGAATCTATTCATCGTCGGTCCTCATTTCGCACGAGCCACCTAGAACGGCGGATGATCGCTCTTTTCTTCCGATGCGTTCGCTAAACGTTCCGCGTAGATCGGGCTCAGTCAGATACCCATCGTCTTTGAGCTTCCGTATGACTTCCTTCTTGCAGCCCTTGCAGAATCGCTCTCCCTTTACTGCAATCCAAAAATTACAGTTCTCGCACTGCCGAACCTTTGCGTTCACTCGTCACCCTTCCGTCGCTTGAGTAGCTCGATGATGATCGGGATGACGATCGAGAGAACCTGGATCACCGGGAACGCGGCGTAGCCTTCGCTGTCCGGCTCCAGTGCGGATTCTGCGATGTCACAGAGTTCGTCCACCGACTGGATCGGAAACTCATTGCCTTGTTCGTCTGTCGCCGATACTGGCAGTTCACCGCCGAAATCATCGCGTCGGCTGAACAGCGACAGCAGCCGATCGAGCAGCGTGCTATCGGTATCGTCTGGTGCGACTTTCTTCCGCTCGGCGTACCACGCGAGAGAGCAACCGCTGAACCATGCTAGGTGCTGTCCGACCTCGCAGACTTCCGCCGTGTCCAGTTCCGACGGTCCCGCTCGCAGGATGCGTATCGCGTCCCGCAGGCAGCCAAACTCCAACGTCGGGGTAAACTCGTGAGTCGCCATTGATTCGCCTTTCAAAGAGTCCTGAAACGAAAAAAGGCGGGTGGCTCTCATTCCTGAAAGCTACCCGCCTGCTGCGGTTGAATCAGTCGTGTTTAAAATTGCGGAGGCTGGATTCGAACCAGCGATCTCCAGGTTATGAGCCTGGCGAGTTAGCCACTTCTCCACTCCACGCATGTCAGCGAGGCTTACGCTTTCGCTGTGGTCGGTCATCAATCGGTGCGTCGTGGTGCTGGATCTGACCAGCCGTGATGATGTGCAAGATGACGGCAGATAACCGCGAATCCTCCGGCAGCATCACGATCGAATCACCTTCCAGCCTGACGCATCGACCGTACCTAAGCTTAATTTGACGGACTTCCGATCCCATCACAACTCCCTAATCCATTGAGAATGCACACGCAATCTAGCGAATCAGTCCGCAAAAGTCACGCAAGGTAGAAAGGAAATAGGGGGTTTTGAGTGTTCCCGAATGGGTCAGGAAAGAAAAATCGCTTTTTGTAGTACCTACTCCCTTCCCTAGACTTCTCTCACGTCAAACCCGCCGCCGTCTCGCTTGCGTCGCTCCTTGGCGACCTGGAATACCCAGAGCGGATACTGCTCAGCTGCACACTTGAGCCGCACGATCGACGCGTTGTCGTCCAATCCTGAACCCTTGACGTCGATCAGCCTGGTCGTGCCGTCGGACATCAGCACGAGGAAGTCTGGCGTGTACTTTGCTGGTTGGCCTATCGGTGGATGTGACAGTCTCAGTGTCAGTGGCTCGAACCAATACGCGGCGATGTTTGGATCCGCTCTGAGCAGCAATTCGAACCTTGCCTCGGTCGCATTTCGCTCACCGCGTGTTGCGATTCGTCCACGTGATAGATGCTTGAAGCGGCTCGTCATTGCGGCCTCGCTTTCATGTGCTTGATAATACTTGTCGTTGCCGTCCTCGGAGGTAGCTCTAATCCGAGATCGTGATCTATTCGTAAGTCATCACACAACTCGATCAGTTTCGCCGTCCAAGCGTCCATCTCGGCGTTGACTTCACGGACGTGGATTTCTGCGCTTGCAATCTGGCTTGTCGGCTCAACCTGATAGCATCCGTCACGCATCGACCATCGAAGTGTGTACTCCCTCGGCTTGCTCATTGCGGCTCGGCTGGTTGCTGACATGCGACCATCTTTGCGGCAAGCGGGCTCTTGTGATCCAATCCGTCGGACTGTTCCGGCGTCTCGATGCGGCGACGGAAGAAACGAATTCCGTATTCTTTATTGATGTAGTCGCAAGTGCGATTGCCTTTCCATGAAGTCACCTTCCAATTTACGCGATCAGCAGAGAGTTCATCACTGAGTTTCCTATCCGGGCACTCGTCTTTGCCTAAAAGCCGCCACCCTTCACCAACGCCGTCGGGATCGTTGCTGCCAATGATTCTCGGATCGTCAAGAGACGAAAACGCTGACTCTGCTTCACACACTCGCCGCCTTGCGTCCCACTCGCGAGCGGCTTCAAGAATCCGGTGCTTGCAACACACGATGCAAGTGCAAGTCGGAACTTCATAGTCTCGCCCAGTGGTATGACAACCTCCACCTGCAAACATCCGCTCATAGAACGAAATGCTTTCTGCTAGGCTCGTATCCTTCGCTTTTGGGAATTCCTGATCCAAGTCGTCAGCGATCTGTTGCTCCACTTCAAGTGTCTTGCGAGCGGCTTCGATGACGGCTGTTAGATCACGCAGCAGCGGTGACTTATTGGGGTCACTGTCTGCAAACGTACTGCACGTCAGCCACTCTTTAACGTGCTCAATGCTCGCCGCCAAACTCGCGTCTGAATCTGGCAAGCTTCCGCAAATATCTGCGATGGCGTTTGCATCTGATTCTACAAGCGAAGCGACTAGGCTTTGATGCTCGTCCCATTTATCGGCTTTTTTTGCGAGTCGTTCAACTTCTCGATTCAATGAATTGCGTTCATGTTCAGACTGCTCAAGACGCTGCTGAAGATCTGCTATCTCGTTGTCGTCGTCAATCTTATCCCAATTCCGAGCAGCTTCGATGATGCGAGAAACGTCGTCATCAATCAGAGTCGAATCATAGTAATCATCGTCTCCGTATTTTCGGAAAAACTCAAACCTATGAATGCTCGCCGCCAAACTCGTGTCTGGCTCTGGCTTCGGTGGGACGTAGGGCTTCGGTATTGGATACCACGGATCACCACGCTTGATGTTCTGCCATGCGACAAACTGAAAAAGACCATCCAGATCAGTTCCGACAAAGCCTTTCGCATCCGCGTCCGCCTCTGTCGGCAGTCGATCAACAATCCAATCACTCATCGTTCGCCTCCAGTTTTATTTCGTTCCTCGCTTAAGTTTTCACTATGCTCCCATTCCGACCGCTTTACAGCCGGCTCGACATTCCAAACGACCGTTCGCGTTACGCGATGCAGGAACGTCGTAGACGGTGTCTCGACGTCCCGCGTCTCAATAACCACCGGTGATGATCCAAGTCGCTGTGCCACTTCCCTGGCCGTCTCCTGATGCGTCAGGCCGTTGGTGGTAAGCCAAGGTCCGTCAGTGCCGTGCTCGCGTGCCTGTCGGCAAACAAGTCCGCTAACCAATTTCGCCGCTGTCATTCGTTTCCTTTCTGATCTCCACACACTTAAGTCCGTACTGACGCAGCAGCCGCTTTAGAAGCCACCGCAATCCTCTGATCGCCTCGTCCTCCCTGCAGTCCGAAACCGGCTCGACCGTGATCGTGTACCTGTGCTTCCGTTCCACTTTTTCTAACCCCCTCCGTTGGACAAATTCACTTCTGGCGGGAGGCGTGCGAAGCGAAAGCCTCCTGCATATGCTTTCTGCATATGTATGGCGGAGTGATCTGACTCCGCCTCAAGTAGTGGAATGACTCCGCCTCAAGTAGTCATTCCACTCCGCCTCATGTAGTGGAATCACTCCGCCTCAACTTCACCCCTCTGTCGGCAGTCCTCTGTTATGTAATGCCTCGCCGGCCTGCCGGCTGTCGCCTTTCTGGATCGCTTGATCACCCCGTCTCTGCACAGTCGCCGACGGCAGTCTCGGACTGTCAGGACTGACAATCCAATCGTCTCTGCGGCTAATTTGTCGCTCACGTGGAATACGTTCCGGGTTATCCCCTTCGAGTTTGTTTCAACCCTTGCGTGCCTAAAATAAACCATCATCAGTTTCGCTTCAGAACCAGAGAGAGTCCTCAAAATCCTGTCCGTCAGATCGTTGAACTTCACCCACCTCAACTTCGTCGAATCCGTCGATGTCCTTCTTGTCTGCATTCTTTGCGTATCCATTTACCGACTCGATTTCCCTAAGCTCGTCCGTCCTTCGCCAATACTCCGAAACGTCATCCATATTCAGGCAGTCGAACTCGCGCGACCAACCTGGGACCTGAATTTGGAATGTGGTTTCGTCGTTCTGGAAAACACCAGACCCGTTCATCGGCGGCTTGAGCTTTGCTATCAGGTAGGCTTCAAGCACAAACGCATCCGACTTCGTTTCGGTGTAAATAACCTTGCACCGGATCTGCTCTGACGGAACTCTGAACCGATGCCAAAAACTGCTGATAATACGACTACCCATATTCGTGCTCATGCCGAGATATATGAGATTCCCAGAGGCATCCCAAAATGAGTAGATTCCGAATCGCCTGCCTATTGAGACTCCCTCTGTCTCGATTGGAGAAACAAACATGTCGTTAAAATGGATCTGCATCGTCGTCATCCTTGTCATTCCACCCAAGATCGTGCTTCGGGATATCCACCGGCCGGAACGTCATCTGCGGCATGTCGAACACGAGCGGCATACTGTGAAGTTCGCCGTGTCGGTTCTTCACGTTGTCAACATTCACCTTCCTGACCCGTTCATTGCCGTCCACTGGACCTTCGTCGCGAAGCAGGTAGCAAGCATCCGCGTTAAACTCGATCTCGCCTGACTCCTTGAAACTGTTCATCGACAGCTTTTCGCCCTTCTTGACCCTCGTCACGCTGGACATCGCCAGGACGCCCCACGCATCGTGTGCCAGCATCCGAAGCACTCCCATGACCTGGTTCACCCCGATCCGCGGATCATCGCCACCGGCGAACTTCTGCAAGTAATCCACGACCAACAGCCGCCCCTTCCCGCCGACCAACAAGCCGGACAATGACTCCTGCGAGTATGGTGGCATCAGAACCTCTATACGCTCCACCAATGGCACCAGCGAGGATGCCGCGGCTTCCACATCTTCCATCTGCATGCCGTTCAACGTGGCGAACCTGAGCGACTTCCCAGGCACACCACTCCGCCTGGTCAATTCACGACGCATCAACACCTCGAATGACATTTCCGCATTGGCGATCACGACCCGTGCGTCCTTATCGGCTTCGAGGTGTGCGAACACGTACTGCATGGCAATGGCCGTTTTTCCGGCGCCTGGTGGAGCGCCAAGGATCGTGACCTTCCCAGGACCGCACTCGAAATGACCAAACGTGTCACCGGCCGCATACAGAACGTCCCCTTCGCCGCGTCTCAACTTCGCCATCAGTTCGCCGAGCATCCCGATCGTCGGCGAGATCTTCGGCGGCTTGCCTGTCGGTTTCCCGTTCGATTCCCACGGCGCAGGATCCTCGCCAGCCAGTCGGCCGCGTTCGCCCTTCTGTTTCGATGCCGAGTCGATCTTGTGCCATAGTTCCTTCTCGGTCCATTCTGGATCGCAGCGTGGGTTGTACTCGTCCCACATGATGCGAAACGCATCGTCTTGACTCAGAGCAAAATCAATCACCAGCTTGCAAGCGACGGCAAAACATCTGTCGTGACCGTTCTCTCCGGACACGGCCGCGTCCATTTTCGCCACATACCTGACCGCACGCTGATAGATCGTTAATCGCTCCGGGCCCTTGTCACCCGGAGGTAATCTCACAGCACGAAGTCTTTCAGCTGATAAAGGTTTGTCGGCTCGTAACTATGCAGGGTCACCACCCCGCCATCCGTCCGCTTGCCACCGAATACACGCAACACCCTGTCAATATTCCCTGTCGAATCCAGCTTACCGCTGCACAGCGTTTTGAGTCGTTTGTTCCATTCGGTTGACAGCACGTTGCACTTCTCCCTGATGGTGGTATTGGGTATTCGGTATGGTTCGGCCAGGCACCAATAGCAATGGAACCCGCCTTTATCGCCGTTGCTGTTGGCGATCAGTGTCGGCTTGTGCGGCATCTGGTCGATGGCCCAGAGTGCATGTTCCCTCGTGACGTATTTCTCCGATTTTCCGGCATCAACGTCGATATGCAGCGACACGATCGATTGGACTTCCGCGATCCCGCCGACCACTGTCTTTCGTTCTTTGCGTCCGCGTTCTTTCATGGCTGCATAGTTCATTGGGTTGATCTTCAAATACAGTCCTGGCCTGCCGACAACTGTTTTCGCAGCATCAACGAGCGACATGTGCTCCAGATCACAAACGCTATGAATCTTGTTTCTGGAGGCGGCGATAAAAACAAGTTCGCCATGCTGTTTTTCACAACGTCCGTAGATGGTGTCTAACCATGCGGCCGTGTTCGCGAGTTCAACCGACATTCATCCGCGCCTTCACAATGGCAATCAGCATCCAAATCGGAATTGTTCGACTGCTCGCTCCGCTGTTGCATTCAGCACATTGGGCGATCAAGTTTTCTTCGCTGTTGATTTGCCGGTCGGTCAGTCCGTACTTGTGTCCGTCCTCGACACTGACCACATGGCCGACCTGCAAACCTTCGGATCCAGCCGGTGAACGCTTGCACGACTCGCAAACGCCGCCGGCTCTCTCGATGATCTTCCACCGTAGCGATGGCTTGATCAGTTCATGCGTCGTCCTTAGTGACCGAGCCGCCCTGCCTGTTTCTGTCTTCGGTGCGTTGATTTGCCACCGCTCACAGCCGCAGCAAATCACGCAGTCCTGACCACCGCTGACGCGGATATGTCCTTCGTCCGAACCACAGAAACGGCATGGAATTCTCAGTTGCATGTCAGTCGCCTAGAACGGAGATTCCACGGCTTCTTCTTCCTGATTAGCCGGTGCCTGCGCGGCTGGCTTCTTCGCCGCCTTCGGCTCCGACTTGCCGCCTGCGATCGCCTTGTATTCCGGCGATGCCATGACGGTTTCCTTCATGCGATCAGACAGCGAGTCGAATGCCGCCTGATCGAACTCACCAGGCTCAAGCGAGACGTACGTACTCGCATTTGTCAGCGGTGGCGCGACCGTGCCTTTCGGCAGGCTCGCGATACTGACAATGTTGGCGTACGTCTTGCCGTCCTTCTCCGTGTGTACCACGTTCAGGAAACACGCATTGCCGATAACGGACTCAATCTGAAACCCGTTGTCACCGAAGTCGCTGTCGGCAAACGCCTTGCCACGCCATGACTCCAAGTCCTTGCGAAGATTCCCTTTCTCGTGACCCGAGAGCGTGTACCGCTTGCCGATGACGAACGGCCGTCCGTCGCTCATCGTCTCGTGCGGCGTCTCCCAACCGATCCAAACTTTTCGCTGTTGCTTCACCTCATTTTGAAATACCGTTTCTTGTGTCCCCATGTCGATCACCTCGTAACAAACTGCGAGATGATTCCCTGGCGGACATCGTTCAAAATCGCCTGCCTTTGGTTCTGGCATCTTCATACTTCAAATACTCCAAAGAAACTGAGAAACTAAACACTTTTGTTACCTGTCGACCGTCCACATTCACACAGCGTCTTCAGCCGTCCACATTTTCGACATCGACAGTCATCGCAAACCGTCGCTTCTGTTTTCTTACCGCAGTGGCTACACCTGCCAGTGCTTCGCTTCGGTTTCTGATGTTCGTCGTCAGTCACCCTTCATTCCGCTCCCACGCCTCATGCCGCATGATTCGTTCCATTGCCTCGCTGTACGAATGACCCGCATAGATGACGTCAGCAATCGTGTCGTATCCGAACGAGTCCTGAACAAACCCATGGATCTCGCAGACCTCGTTAAAGACCGCGTCCAGGTGTTCGCGGTGGTGAACGGCTTGCAAGAAGATCCTTGCGAGTCGATCTTCTTCGTCTTCTAATTCCTCGATCAGTGGAGCTCGGTGGCAAAGCCAGATCACAACCAGCGAACAAACGACTAGGGTTGCAAGTGTCCAGGTGAGAACGATCATGGCTGCGGTCCTTCTGGCATTTCGGACCAATGGGTTGGATATGCGCGTGCACCGTCTGCGAGATACCATTCCCCGTCCTCGATGTAGCCGATCCATACAGGCTCGTTTGCCTGTGCGTTTGCGATGAGAACAAGAAGTCCTTCATCTGGTAGTCCGTCGGCATCTATGGAATACCACTGAATGGTCGCAGTCATTTCGTTTCTCCCCGTGCAAGAAAAAGCGGCATCCCTGCCGCGTCCTATCCGACGCTCTCCACGCCGGTCCTCACTGCCTCACCTCCCCTGGTGATTCAGATCACGTCCATCAAGAACAGCCAGAACGCCGCACCAATAATCGCGGCAACGGCAAAACTAAGTGCGATCACGGCTCATCTCTCTGTCGATTGCGGAAATGGTGCGATAGATCACTCGAGTGGCGTCGATGAATGCCGTGGCTCGTGCGTGATGATGCTCGGCCGCTCGCAAATCATTGCGGCCTAGAGCACTCGTTCCCTTCAGGTGCTCCGCGTCCACCATCTCGCTCAACTCGTTTGCGATCGACGATAGTGCCGTCTCGTGCATCGCGGCCAACTGTTGCTCTCGTGTGATTTGTTCGCTCGCTGTCATTACCAGTACCTCGTTTCTACGAACTTGCCGCAGGTTTCTATTGGCCACGGCTTTGTCTCGATCTCGCAACGTGGTGCGTCTTTGATCACGCGCCGAGACTTTTCGACCTCCCGCGTCCACGTCATTTGGATTGCCAGGCAACGCTCGCGGATTTGCTCCGGTGTCGGCTCGTGATTCGGCGGTTGTTGGAATTGCGGCATGCAGATTCCCCGTTGCTTGAATAGCGAACGGTCGGCACAGAGGTGCCAAGAGTTCGCCAACATCGTTCAGTGTATTTAGATTGACGCCAACGACTCTTTGCCGTTTACGAACGTCCGTAAGAATTGCTCGCCTGTGAGCGAGTTGACGTAGACGCCATTGCGTCCGCGATGATGTTTCGACCTGTTGAGATTGTTGGTCGAGTGGTCGCAGATACGAAGGTTGTCGGCTCTGTTGTCGAGAACATCACGATTGACGTGATCGACAATCGAACCCTTCGCGGCTTGCATGATGAGACGATGCAAGCGGATACAGCAGAGCTTGCCGCTCCTTTGCTGGACGGTCTGCACGTAGGGGACTCTGTATCTGTCCTTGTGACGCCAAGAACAATCGCAAATCCGAAACGTGAAAAACTGACCGGCCCACACTTCAAGTGTTAGCGGCTTGTCGAACAACTCATCATCGATGAGAGTTCTGCCGCCGTTCCTCAGATCGAGAAACATAGGAAGCATCCTTTTCAAGTGGGATGCTGGGCAAGTGTCGTCCACTCAAAAGCGGAGGACAAAAAAACCCAGCGTGTGTTCTACGCTGGGCATCCTATCGACATCGAAAGGTTGGGTCAACTACTAATTCGGATTTTTTTCCCGACGACCTCCCCACTGACGTACTTGGCGGGCAAATCGACGTAGCTCTTTCTCGCGAATAATCCAGAATTTGCCAGCTTTTATGCCTAGCCGACCCTCTTGGCAAAATTGACGAACTCGCACCGGCGTGAGGCCTAATTCCTCCGCTGCTTGGCTAACACTGAGAATTTTTTCACTTGCCATAATCATGACTCCCATTATCGTTGTAGATAGGTTGATGTCAAGCAAAGAGGCAGACCTGTAGAACACACGCCGAGCGTGAGTTGCACAGCCTCGCGGTCTGTGCGGTCTGCCGAGTGGAGACGAGCGGGATTGAACCGCCAACCTCCGCAATGCCATTGCGGCGCTCTCCCAATTGAGCTACGTCCCCGTCGTTCGTTGGGAATTTGCCACTTTGGCAAGAAGAGGATAAGGGACTAGACTGTCCCTGCCTGGGGCAAGAATGAATCGCGTTTGACGGCGAACGTAACCCGATTGGACAGAAATCGCGTGCTACACATTCCAAGGAAGGGGTATTCCTCGAACCTTGGATTGAGACGATGCAACTCACGCAATTTTTCTACGATCTGTACCGTCCGCAACGACTGCTAGGGAAAAGCGAGAACACGACTCGGCTATACCTCATCAGCATCCGCAACTTCGGCAGAACCCTCGCGACCGAACCAACGCTTGCAGACCTGACAGATCTCAACCTGATCCGCCACATCCAGCGGATGCGAGACATTGGCCGCTCGCCTGCAACCTGCAACAAGGATCGGAACCAGATTCTCACTCTGTGGCGCCATGCGCACCGCATCGGACTGGTAGCCAACTATCCAAACGTCCCGCAGCTCATTGAACCGATCCGTACGCCGGAGGCTTGGCTAGCCGCCGACCTGGTCAAACTGTTCGACGCGATCGACAAGCAGCCTGGACACTTTGGCCGCGTGCCAAGGTCGCTGTGGTGGCGGACCCTCATAATGATCTGCCTGGACACCGGCGAACGCATTGGTGCTGTCAGGCAGGTTCGCTGGGACTGGTTCAGCGGCGAATGGTTGCGGATACCAGCCGAGGCGCGGAAAGGCGGCAGGCGCGATCGTGCGTACCGGCTGAGCCATGACACGTTAGGTCACTTGCTGCGTGTGCGGACGGTGTCACCTGTGGACGTGTTCCCGTGGCCGTACTGCGGAACGTACCTATGGTCACTGTTCGGTCAGTTGTTGACCTTCGCCGGATTGCCGCACGGACGCCGCGACAAATTCCATAAGTTACGAAGGACTACAGCCAGCGTTGTTCATCAAAGTGGCGGCGACGCGCAAGAAGCGTTGGACCACCAGTATCGAAGGACCACCGCCAGGTACCTCGATCCCCGATTTACGTCCGACCGTCAAACCTGCGACGTCCTAGCCGATTTTCTTTCAGCTTCGAAACGCCGTGAATTGCCGCCTCAAATCGTCATCCGCAGAAAAGTCGACTGATTTTCTCTACCTGCTATTGCCTATTGTACGACAATAGGTGTATAATGAGAGCGTCGAGACGAGAACAACGAAAACGAAAGGGACCGAACGATGAAGAAAGTAACCAAGACCGTGACGAACCTGAACCACCTCTACAAGATCCTGGCAAAGTGCCAGCACGCAGGGGTCCGAGTCTGCTGGACGCAGACGAAGCTCGGCACCTACGAAGTAGTGATCGCCGCCTAGTGCGGCCCGGCAAGGAGGCCGCCGGGTGTTCCGGCGGCCAGGTGGAAACAACAAAAAATGAAAGGCGAATGAAATGAACGCAACAATCAAACTGGTAGCCGGAAGCAAGTACGACGTCGATTCCCTAGAACTGGTCGGCTGGGCGAACGGCGACGAAGCCACCGACAGCACGTACAGCGTCTACGACTACTTCGCGCCTGACGGCACCTACCTCGGAGCCGACGAGCACGGTGTGGAACCAATCGTGTGCGAGATCGACGCGAAATGACTCTCCCCAAAGCAACCAGCTTCCGCCCCGGTCCTCTGGCCGCGGCGATCGAGAAGAAACTCACCAAGACCGGCGAAACACTCAGTGAGTACATCCGCCGGTTGATCGCAGAGGATCTAGGCAAGCCATCGCCACAAATGCAATGCGGCAACCCAAGTGGGTTTGCCGAGATCAACAAACGTCGAAAAAACACGAAAACACGAAAGGCGAAACGATGATTGCGTACATTCTCTACGGCATCGCAGGATTCTGTGGACTCGCTGGATTGCTGGAAATCAAGGACCCGATCCGCTTGATCAGCTTCTGGATGGTCGCCCTGATTTTCGGCATCTTCGGCGCTGTTGCTCAGTTCATGTAGGGACTCGAACCCCCGACACGCGGATTATGATTCAGTCCGACACCGCAAAAAACGCCGTAAATCACGCGGTTTGCGAAAAGTGGTCAGTGACTAGGTCAGCAATCGCGATGCAATCCCTTCGGACACTTCCAGCCATGTTTGAGCCTCGCAGCCAGGTTGCAGCACTCAGTCTTGCCGAGCAGTTTGCAGCCATCCTTCGCGCCGCGTGATTTGTACTCGCCGCACTGATTGGCTCTACAGACTTCCAGCTTCTCCTCGATCCTTTCTTGCTGATCCGCGCAGAACTGGCACGGTCCATCGAGCACGCGACCGCAGTCAATGCAGTATCGATCAGGTCGAGCCATTGATCGTAACGCTCATGTTCGTCCAGTCGACTCGCTTCATCACTGTCTCCGTGACTACCAGAAAGCTGACGGCTGTGCTGCCGGTATCCAGTGGGCAGTTACCGGAACCTGCGACCACTTGTCCAACGAACGCACCGTATGGGTTCGCGAGCTGCGAAGTGTAACTGTCGTAGTCGAACGGGGTCGAACTGCTGGAAAGTTCCGTCGAGCTCGAATCGTAGATGTAGATCTCGTCCTCATCTAGTGACGAAAGATTCGTGCTGTTGATCGTGATGGTCGCGTCCGCCGAGCTCAGGACCACGGTCGGTGAACTGCCGCCCCACTTCGACACCTCGACGTCTGTCCAGACGAGTGACACGTTGAGCGACTCGATCCAGTAGACTCCAGCATCGTCGCTCCATTTGTATCGCTGTCTTGTCGAGCTCGTCAGCGCCTGTGTTCGGAATGAGTCGACAGAATTGCCAAAGCCTGGATCCGCATCGGGCGTCAGTCGAGTGTCCCAGCACTGACCAGTCCATGCTTGCCCGGTTGGTGAAGCTGAAGTGCTGATCAGCGACGGGACGTAGGAGTTATCGCTTACAACTTCGTTTGTCACTGTCGCCGTGATTGTCGCTCCAGGTGCCGTGATCTCGACATTCGATGGACCAGGTGGTGTGCCGTCGTAGATCAGGCCAGCGAGATTCAAGTTCAGTGTGATGTCGAGGAGCAACTTTGTTGAGTCGGATGGATGCGACTTTGGCACCACGTTCAGGTTGTAGAACGTGCCAAGCGTAAGCGGAGAGCTCGGTGGAACGTAGGAAATCGAGCCGATTGGACTGAACTTCTCGTAGTTCCGATACGAATAGAAGTACCGATCTCGATAGTATTCCTGCGACACCGTCCCGGCAGTCGAATTGAAATCAGGAGGGACATCGCCGGGAGTCCCGTAGTCGCTTTGCTCGTAGTAGGCACAATTCGTGCTTCGTGCGGAGTCCACCGATCGAAGCGAGACATCTTCCCAAGTAAACCCTGCTGTATCGAGTTCCCACTTCTGCACGTGGTTATCGTTCACCAGCAAGCAGACCTGCCGCTTCTCGTCGCAGCTCAGATGATCGCTCTCGATCAGGTCCGGCGTCTTGTCTGCCCGCCAGTAGGCCACCGTGATATTGCTGCCGGACGTGTTGACGATTCTCGCCTTGCATCCAGCCGGAAGTACGTCTGCCATTCGTCTTGAGAGAGAGAACTGCGCGTCCGAAACTCGTTCGCGAATGCTGCCATCGTCCCAGTACAGGGTAGATCCGTAGTAGTAGAACAAGTCGTCTGCCGAGTACCGTCGCGACTGGACCGCCAGTTGCGTGATCATCAATTCGTGAAATGCAGTGAACGCCGAAAGGATTGAACTGCCAGGTGAACCGAACTGGTCACGATCCAGTCGTAAATCAACGTCCGTCGAATCGGCTCGGATCGTGATCGTGTCCGCCGCCGACATTCGCAGCGCCACGACTTCCGCATCCATCGAATCGACAATCACAAACTCGATCGCCTGGCTCATTCTCGCAGAAGACACGCCTTTCGTCCGCAGAAGAAACCCAGTCGTCGGCAGTGCCGTGTCCCACTGCAAATAACTGTTGGCCGGAATGACCAATCCAGATCCGGACGTTGGATAGCTGCCGACGTAGTCCGTGCTGAATCCAGACGCTGTTGGGTCGGTGGATGGACCGACATAGAACAGATCGCACGTTTCACTACAGCAACCGCACCCACGCCGCGTCATGCTAGATGCTTCCAGGAGCGTCCAGTTCTTATAGAACTGACTAAAGGCACTGAAATGCCATGCTTCGCAGCCACTTCACGGAGCTTCCCTTTTGATCTCTTTATCTCTGCCGCCTGCTTTTCTGAGAGAACGGCGTTATGGTTCTTGCTTCCTTGATTCGAGCCGTGTCGCTTCATGTCGTCATAATTTTCTCTTGGTGTTCCCCAAGAAAGATTTTCAATTCGATTGTCGCTGGGATTTCCATTCAAGTGTCTACATACACAACCTTCTGGCCTGGGACAGACATAAGTCTCCAACATTAACCGATGAATCGGTAAATAAATCTTCTCTCCGTTGATGAAAAGAGTAGCTCTCTTATACCCGTCGTGAGTTGTCTGAACTTTCAAAAGCCTTAGCTTATTCAACGGTTTCTGTTTGTTTCCAACTTTGCTAGACCAAAGGTTTCCTTTTAGGTCAACAAAGTATCCACTGTATTGCGTTTCTTTCATGATGGAACTCTACTCCAGCACCACCTAGCTGCAAACAGCTTGGATTGCAAAAAACTTGTTGCCAGTGTGAATGCACCAACCTTTGTTTCCACTCACCTGGTCGTCCATGAGTGAGTCGGGATCAGACAGCTCAATCGTCTGGCCGACAGAAAGATTGGTGCCTCCAAGGTCAAGCAGTTTTGCCGTCGTGTCACTCGGCGACAGTGAATTTTCGGTCAGTTCGTACCGCCACAGATACTGACCCATCCCCCAGACCGCGATCGCGTGATTCGTTCCGGCCACGCCGAGGCATTTCGCTACCCCGCTGGTCGAGGCCTTGCACTGTTTCGTCGTCGCCGGATCGATCATCAGGAATTGGTTGTCGACGATGCTCGGCACCTTGACGATGCAAACTCCGCTGATGACCGCAGCACCATACTCGTTGTTTGGGATCGGCTCGGCACAGACCACCGCCCTCGCGATCGCCGTGTGCCAGGTCAAGACGCCGGCCGAGAACGCCATGTTCCCAGGGACGTTCAAAGCGTTGTCTGTCGGTCCCGTGTAGCTGCTGATCTGCAGCAGCTCACCCATCTCGCGATTCGTTCCAGAGGTATTCTTGACTCGAACAAGCGATCGATTGACGAACCCAAAGGATGCAGGACTTCCGGACGCTGCTTCCGGGAGTCGCTCGATCATGCTGTTCCAGGCTTCCGCCGTCAGAACATCGCCTTTCGATCGCTTCAGTCTCATACTTCCCCGATCCTGAGTGCAGAGAAGTCCGCCTGACCGTAGATTCTCGACACGTAAGCAGCTCGCGCTTTCGCTGTGGTCAGTCCAGTCGATCCGTCCTGGTCGTTTCTGTAACTGAACCACACGTAGTCATGACCGCCTTTGCTGATCCCGGTGATGTCGCCAAGTTGCAATCCAGTCAGGTTCGGTGACGCCACGAACGAAAATGTCAACCTTGGGTTGTCGCCGATGATCTGACCAGTGGCACCAGTAAACAGCAGTTCACCGGCGGCGAACGTCAGGTAGGGACTGCTATTCGTGTATCCGGTCAGCGATGCGACAACCTTGGCGTATGCAATCGGCGAGATGATGTATGACGTGGCAATCCGTGCGTCGACGTCGAATTTGAGGGCGGGGATGACGCGTTCAACGCCTTCAACCATTCCGTCCTGGACGTTGATTGATTTCCCAAAGTCTGGTCCTGTCTGTCCTGACGCGTTGTACTTGGTCTGTGCGAATGCCTCCGTGAGAATCATCGTCCCGCCTGACGAATCCATGCTGATGTTGTATCCGCCGACATCGGGAAGCGTCGAATAGCCGACCTTGAATCGCCAGTTGTCAGGCCCAGCGATCAGATCCCACTCAAGCGAATCAAAGTAGAGTCCCTCGAACTCTTCGAGCTGCAATGCGTTCTTGTTGATGATCAATTGCTGGCGAACAAACAGCGGATCGCTGCTGCCGCGACAAATGAACGTCCGCATGATGACGCCGGAGCCGACTTTTTCGCTGCCAGACCGGCCTGCACCTTCGCGAATCGTGACTCCATTCGATGTGATAATGTCGGCCATCGCTTACCCTAGCATCGCAAGTTTCTGTTGCCCGTCACTTCTCACTAGCTCCATGATTCCCATCTCGATTTGTTCTAGCGTAGAGAGCTGGTCTTTCTGTACCGCCTGTGCGGCACTCGCCGCTTGACCGCCAACCACTGGAGCGGCTCCAGCAGCGGCATTCGTCGCCGCATTCGCTCCGGCCTCGCTTGCCTCACGTGCGGCCCTCTGTGCTGCGGCCTGGTCGGTCAGCTTCCTCAGGTCCATTTGTGCCTGGTTGGCGTTGACGTTCAGAGTGTTCTCGATCCCGTCTCCGATCTCAAACGAGAATCCCTTTGTTGTCAGGTCATAGATCTTCTTGTAGTTGGCGATCGGATTGACCATTGCCAGCGACAACTCAAGAGCCCACTTGGCGACTTGCTTCGTGAACGCCCAGAGCGTCTCCATCATCTTCGGCAGCATGTCCTTGAACGCTCGCCAGACGCCATGCAGTCCACGCCAGGCGGCCGCCTCCAGCCCCTTCATGGCGATCTGCATTGCCAGGCTCATGTCGCCACTGGAGATCGCGTCTGCGATGCCACCGAGCGTCTCACTGGCGATCTTCATCACGTTGCCGAATACGATTCCGACGTGCTCCCATGCTTTACTTATCAGGCCAGTGTCCCAGGCCACGTAGATCAGAGCACCACTCAGCGCGACAACTGCGGCAGTGACGCCAGCGATAAGAATGCCGATCGGACTGAATACGGCAGCCGCGACTGTTCCGATTGCTGTGATCGCGGTCGTGATTCCACCGAGCGCCAAACCGAGACCTGCGACAATTGCCCCGATCGACGTCATAGCGATGCCGAGGCCGGTGATCGCGGTGGCCGTGATCGCAACTGCGGCGACGATGTTTCGGTTCTCGCTGATAAACGGCACAATCACCGCGATAGCCCCCGTGAGCTTGTCGGCTAGTTTCGTGAGGACTGGGACCAGTGCGGCACCGATCACGTTTCGAACGCCGCCCAGCACCGCCTTGACTTTGTTCATTGCATCGTCGAATTCTGCGGCAGCGGCGACGTCACTCTCGCCCATGACAACGCCGAGCCGATTCGCTTCCTCCATCAGTTTGCGAACGCCTGCCGATCCCTCAGACAGCATCGGCAGCAATTGCGTGCCAGCGCGGCCGAAGATTTCTTGAGCGCGGGCGGCTCGCTGTAGCGGGTTCTCGATCGCCGCGATCTCGTCAGCAAAGTCCATCATCGCCTGTTCTGTCGTCTTGCCAGATTCGGCAGCGACCTTCGACATCTTCTTGAGTCCGCCTTCGAGCTCCTCAAGGCTCGTCCCCGACATGTTCGCTGCGAACGAAAGCGCGGACAGTGAATCGACAGCGAGTCCAGTTCTGGACGCCATGTCATTAAGCGCGTCGCCTGCGGCTGTGAATGACAATGCCGCCGCTGTCATTGGTGCCAGTGCTGCAGCACCAGCGGCCGAGAATGCCGCGCCAGCGATTCCAACATTCTTACCCCACGACTTCAATTTTCCGGACGCGATCTTCAACCCTCGGTCAATCGTGTCTTTGATCCCGAGTTCGACGTATGCTCCGCCTGCTTTGATGTCTGCCATGTGTTGCCTATGCCGTTACGACGTTTGCCCACGGTTCCATGATGTGTCCGCTGTCAATCTCGCTCTGCAGTGCCGGCTTCATGAACGGATGCGGTGCGACTTGAATCGTTGCGACCCGCCTCGGCCGCTTGTCTCCTGGCCGGACTCGACGCCTCAAATCGCTGCGATACCATCTCCCGGTCCCAGCCTGAACCTGAGCCTGCTTGTATGTTCCACCTCGCTCTAGGATCGACGGCACAGTTTCGCGACCATTGCCGACGAAGTTCACCTGATTCGCCTTAACAGGACCGACGATTCCGGATTGAGTCGCGGCATCGTAAGCGAAGAGGATGTTCTTCAGACTGGCAAACTCACCCGATGCAGCATGGACGCTGGGCGGCTGCCCTGGAGGTGCTGACTTCTTTCTGCGGCGAAGCTGCTTTGTTCTGGCATTTGTACGGATGAATGCAAGCTGACGGCTCATCGCTCGTCGCTTCGCATGGCTCATCTTCTGGATCACCGCAGGGCGATCAAAGAAGAAGTCAGTCGCTTTGATCGTCAGTTCGAGCATGTCTTTCCATGGCTTTCAGTCGGTGATACTCAGCGGCAGGATTGTCGAGCGATGCGACCGACTCACGGAACGGGTGAAATTGCTCGCGGCTGAATCGCTTTCCAGTGAGTGCCGAACAGATACAGGCGATCGTGTCCGCTGTCCTGTCCCACTCATCCGTCCGCTTGAACTCAGATACTGCAATCAGTTCCCGAAGCGTCAGCGGCCACGGATCAAGTCCTGACGCCGATGCCAGCTTCAGAACTGCTTGCCACTGCTCACCAGCTCGCTCATGTGCTGATCCAGCGTCTCCTTGAAGTCTGGACGCGCCATCGCTTCTTTCGCTTTCCTCGTGGTCGTCATCACCACCTCGGTAAGCGTTGCCATCTCTTTCTGGTCGTACCTGCGGAAAAAATCCACAAGCTCTTTCAGGAACGCGTCCCCGGCCCCCGTTGCGATTCCATCGCCTTGGAGGCTCAGTTCCCACGCATCAAGATCAAGCCCGTAACTTTCCGCCTGGTCCTGCACCAGCCACCAGACCATCGCCAGACGTTCGGCGAGGCTGTTGCAAACTTTCTTCCAGTCGTCGGAGTTGAACACATCGCACGCATAACGCTCGCGAATCTTTCGCATCCGTCCGAGCGTCATCGAGACTGCGTAGGTTCGACCTTTGTTGTCAGCGAACGAGTGAGGCATTACGGGTCAGTTCCTGTGAACGCGACTCTTTCAATCGACGTGCCGCCTGAGTTGTACGCGTCCGCTTTGCTGAACGGGATCGTCACAACGACAGGGTCGCCACCGTTGGCAGTTTCCGCAAACTGGCCCAAAAGGCAAGGCGCTCGCCAGCCGATCGAGTCGCTGTCATTGATCGGGCCATTGAGGTGAACCAGCTCGATGATGTTCCCGGCACGCGCCGCCGTCTGCAAAGCAGCGAAGACCGTGTCGGTTCCACGTCGACGAACGTACTCGAACGATCCGTTGAACCCGGCATATCCTGGGATCTGTGCGGTGGCGCTCGCGCCGTGGAATTCCACATCGGCAAGTGCCGGTCCGTCGTTCACTTGGATGTTTCTCGCACGCGGGATTGCAACCCACGTCGGCGTTGCGTTTGTTGCGGAGTTGTAATAGAGGTAGGTTTCCTTCCCGCTGTACGCACCGCGGGTTAAGTCGCTTGCCATGTCATTCGTCCTCGCTGTCGCGGTATGTAAGTTGAAGGATCGAGAGGAACACCCCCTCGCCGTATAGTTTTTGAGCGTCGAACGCTGTGACCTGCTCGATGCTTTCGAATGAATGCTCCGCCATTCCGGCCCGTGTCAGCGGACCTTCCGGCGTCCAAAGTCCAATGATCTGTTCGATGAGTTCGTCGTACTCGTCGAGCTGAGAAAGTTCGTCGGTCCTGTAGGTGGTCGACGACTGCTCAGGAACCACTCCGATGACGCCCACCTGAATCTGCACCTCGCGAGCGTCTGGCCCTTGCCGATGTGTCAGCGTCCGGCCAGCGTTTCGCACGACGATGCGAGGCCCGCTTTCGAGCTGCTCACGCGTATAGTTCGGGACGTAGAACGCCTCGACCGTTTCGCCTGGCAACTCGGACTGCAAAGCCTCGACAACTGCGTCTCGAACGTCACTAGCTCGCGACACGCCGCACCGTGTGGATTCGGTAGAACGTCATTCGGGAATCACTCCACTGCCAGGCCGTGTTACCGGCACCTGGCAGTACGTCGAACTTCTGGCCGTCGGACCTGATGACCTGATCGCCACGCTGTGGCTCGATCGGCATTCCACCGATCTTCAGGACAGAAGGCACAACCAACCAGTCGATCGTCTTCATTTGCGATCGCACCTCGCCATCGCTGGCTACCTCGTCGAAGGTGGATTGCCCTGGGACCGCCGTCACGCTGATCGTATTGGTGCCACGCACGTAGGTGATCGTCTCACCTGCGGCGCGCATCAGCGTGCTGGCGTGTATTCCCAAGGCTTCACCCATCAGCGACATTAGGTTTCCAGTGCTTCAGTGTTGGAGATCTGATCGCTCACGATGATCGGCACGCCGAAGGACTCGGTCGGGAACGGAGCTGGCGAACCAGTAGGATTCGTTGCCGTCCTCGACTTCTGAAGCTGCATCAAGCTCCGGCGACTCATTGCCAGGAACGTTGGACCGCGACCAGCTGGGAACCGCGACAGCAGGTCCGCAATCAATGCGTCCGTTAACCCCTTTCCGCTGTCCGCGGTCAGGTTCGCGATACGTCCAAGGCTCAGCGTCGTGGCAACCTGGATTCCGCCGTAGAACAGGATCGGCGTGCGCCAAGCGTCGTAGTGACCAGTGGACGAACCAGATCGGAGGGTGGCATATTCCATCCCGATCTCAATCCGACCGCCGCCACCATAGACGACAGACACGTCGCTGGGTCCGGTCCTGACACCCCAAACACTCGATGCCGTGCTTGCGGTCGTACCGCCAGCATTCACGACCATCGCGTCAGCTAGCGCATCAAGGGAGGTTTCGTTCATGAAACCATTGAAGCCGCCGGCGATGTTGCCGGTACCGTAGATGATCTGCTGTTCCATCTCAGCGAAGGCAGTCATCAGATGGTCAACCGCTTCACGACGACGGAGAGCGTCGCCGCTGCTGGTCTTGAGCAAACCCATGTCCATGTCGAAGGAGGCGTCAAACAACTTGAGCGTCTGTGTGACTTTGGTGTAGGTCGCAACCGTGTTTTCCAAGCCGTCATTGATGGCTCGGAAACTGGCAGTGGGAGCCGCTGTCTTCTTCAGCCACTCGTGCGAGGTTTCGTTGGAAGCAACGATGGCGTTCATCGCAGCCAGCATTGGAGCTTCCTGCAAAAGCTCGCTGACGTCGATGTCAGCAATGTTGCCGTCCGCGAGTTGCAGGAGTTCGGTCGTACTTACAAAAGCATTTGCCATTTCGATTTCTCCTATGGCTCGGGGTTAGTTTCGGCTTGCTTTGACGTGTTCAGCGAAAGTTCGCTTCTTGCTCTCATGGCTCGCGCCGGTGGGAACAGGTTCGACCTCACCGAGGTTCACGGCGGCCAGCTTTGCTTCAAGCTCAGCGACCGTTTCTTTCAGGCTGGCGATCTGCGAATTCAACTGGTCGCAGTGCGATTCCAGTGCCTCCGCAAAGCTCTTGCCTTCCTCGAACCACTTCTGGCCGTTCACGGCACCAAAGCGGTCGGTGTATCGTTTTAACTCTGCGAGGAAATCCTCTCGCGTCGGCTGCGGAGTAACCGGCTGCTCCGGTGCCACCACTGGTTCAACAGACATCGGTTTTTCCTCTGCCTTCGGGGTTAATAAAAGGCCGTGGCTATCGAGCCACCTGCCCAGAAATTGCGTTGCTCGATCGGCGTCCACTCCGAACGCCTCGCTCTTTGGTTTGTCGGTCGTAAGTCCCGCCGCGTAAGACAGCAGTTCGTCGACCACGCGAGGGAGCGATTGCCGGTCGAATAGTCCTTCCGGATTCGCGGCCGGCTCGTCGACCACGTCTGCGGCGCGTAGCTTCGCGAGTCGCACATGACGAAGGTTACGGACATTGGCTTCATCTGGAGAATAGAACTCTCTCGCGTCGAACCAACCGTCAACGATCCTCGCACCGTGCTCAAACATGAACTGCATCTCTTCCTCTTCGTCGTGCTCGAACACGATCGAGAGTCCGGCTGCCGCTGGGTCTTCCTCCGACAGGTCCATGACGTAGCCGCCAAGGTCGCCGTCTGGCGTCTTGTGCGACGATTCCGTCAGGTGCAGGTCGGCTAGCACGCGATCGCCTTCAACGCGAGCGTTGCGAAGCCTGCCGAGGTGTCGACCAAGTCCGTCCGCCGACATGGACGGGTGCGTGAACCGAGACTTCAGCCCGGTCTTGCTGCGGTTGGCAAACTCGGCCACCTGCTCGAGCGTCACGCTATCGATCCACATGTCGTGTCCGAGAGCCTCGCCGGCAGCGATCAGCGAAACGCCATGAATGACGCCCGCTCCTTCGGAGCCTCCGAACCGATCCACTCGGACGAGTTCTTCCTTGACGCTGGCACGCGATCCACGGAACAGGCTCTCTTTCACAGGGAGTTCAGGCGTCGGTTTCATTCTTCGTCGTCCTCCTCGTCATCCTTTGCAACAGGTTCCGCCATCTGCTGAACCGCGAATTCGACGGACACGCCCTTCTCGCTTGCGTACTGCAGCGCCTTGGCGATCTCGTCCACGTTGTCGTAGTAGTCGCTTCCAGTGCTGCGGCAAATCCGCTGCGGTGTGTCGAGGCCGCTTTTGATCGCTTGCACGTGCCCGTTGATTTCCTTCGACGGATCCCACCACGGCATCCCGCGAGGGACCCACTCGAACCGCACCTCGGGAAACATCATTCCGCTCGGCAAAACGAGCAGGCCATCGGCGATCCACTGCTGCAACTTCCACACGGTGTAGTTGCGGCGCATCTCGACCTGGTCATCTCGCTTGTCTTTGCACGAGCGTTCGTAGTGCAGCCATGCCGCGCGACTGCCGAAAAAGTTCGTGTGCGACTCGTCGTAGAAGCTGAATGGAATGTCGAGGGACTTGAGAGCCACCTGGATCACCATCGTGGTGAACGCCTGAAACTCGCTCGACGGTTGGCGAGACTCGAGGAACTCCGCCTTGTCGCCAGGCTCGAGATCCATGACGACCGGCCCACTTCCGAAATCAACCTTGTATCCCTCCGGTTCCTCGGGACGATCGGCGGTCGCCTCCCGAGTCCCACGCATCGGATCCTCCTCGACATATCCGGCCGAGTCGGGAGAGTCACGGAAGAAAGCGAGCGCGAATAACTGCGAGACCTTTGCCTTCGCCAACGCGTAGTTGAAGTTCTCGTACACGTCACGCAGCGGATTCAACGCGGAGGTCAGCGGAGACACGCCTCGCACCTGGTCCGACGCGTAACGCTCGAAGAAACCGTAGTGAATCAGGTTCGGAGCGTTGACCTGGCGAACGAACGACGTGTGGGTGTATCCGGCTCGCTTGTGGATCGCGTATGCAAGCGGCCTGCCAACATCGTTGACCTTCACGCCACTGATCCAGCCCTCGCTTTCTGCGCTTCCAGCCAGTGCGGTTTCAGGATCCTTGATTAAGTCAGCCTGGATCCCCTGCATCCGGCCATCCCGCATCTTGATCAGGACAGTGTCTCCGTCGAGTACGCGCCGCATTTCCGCCAGGCGAAACATCTTCTCTCGGCCGAATCGACCAGCCACGTCAGCCCGAGCCGGCCGCGAATCCTCCAGCATCAGCTTTTCGATTTGCTGGTTGAGCGCCTCGTCCTCATTGCGGCCGTGGAATTCGAACTGCGACACGTAGTCGAGGTGCCGGCGGACCATCCACGCCGCAAGACTGAGATTGCGTGCCAGGTCGGCAGCGTTCTCTTGGAGGCCTCGGTGACGGCTTCCACGCGTGTGGTAGTCTTCCCGGAAGACGCTGCTGGTGATCGCCTTGCGGCGTCCCTTTGGCTCCAGCGCGTCGTAGCCGAACCGGCTTGTCAATCGATTGAATACCTGAGTCAGGCCCATTGCTAGAAGCCTCCCAGGTCAATGCGCGCCGATGCTGGCTTCCGACGCCTGGTCGACTGGAGGTGCTTTTCCAGTTCCGACCGCTCCTTCCGCAGCTCGCTCAGATTGAGCGTCGTCGAGGTGCCGTCCGTGGTGACACTTTGAACGCCCGCCAATAGCTTGGCGTCGATCTCTGCGATCCTCGTTTTGATCTCGTACTGCGTTGCCATGCCGTGATGCTACGGCACGTCACCCGGTTATTTCTTCCTTTGTTTTCCGCATTCCGCAAACATTCGGATCAAACACGAATTGCTGATCGATACGGTTTTGTCCGCACTTTAGACATGTCGTATAGCTCTTTCTGAGCTCTACGTACGGAGTCCCTTCTGACACGCCTGGCAGACTCATCCACGTCACGCCTCCCTGTAGCTTGACCGTGCTGTGGTATGGACTCCGTTCCGTGCTGCCACACTTCTGGCAGCTCGTAGGAACAATGACAGATACCGACTGCGAACACTGCTGATGCTTTCTCTTCTTGTCCATGATCAGCACGCCATCGGCGTGATCCTCCGTTTCCTGACGTTCTTCTTTGGCGGCGTCTGTTGCTTTTCGACGTGCACAGAAATCCCCTCAAGACTCCCCAGCACACATGTTCCGACCAGGCAGTCCCAATAGTCGTTATCGATTCCGCTGTGCGACTGTTTCCACTCAATGCAGCGATTTCCAGCCTTTCCGGTCTCCAGGATCGGATCCTCTGCAGAACAATGCTCGGCGAACATCCGGTGAATGTGCGGCTTTGCATTAAACAAGATTATTGCTTTATCTGCACCGCGATTTGAGATGAGTCTCTCCGCGGCGAACGACTTCCAGAAGTTCGTATCAACTAGCAACTCACGAACGCCTCGCTCATTTCTCGGAGGTGCCTGCAAGCGACAGTGAATGCCAATCCTGTCACTGCTTCCATGCGTCCACCGATGCCACGGCTTGGAGTCCTTGCCGATGTATTGTCCAAGAGTCGGGTGGATGCGGCCGCTGTACTGTGACTCTCGACAGAACCTCCTGACAACTCGCGTCGAAAATCCCCACCGCGCGTCAATCCCCATGCGGTCGACCTTCATGATCGCGCCATCCTGTCTGCGGTGCTCCCGTTCCAGAAGTTCGCCAGTGAGTTTCTCGAGTCCGGCGTAGATTGCTTCATTAAGGCCACCAGCTTGGAATTGTTCTTGAAGAGTCTTGTGGATGTCACGCTTGGAAAAGTAGATTCGGCCCTGGTCTGGATACGTGCCGTAATTGATGACGTGACCGCGTCCGTCCTGAGTCCATGCCGTCACGCAGTAAAATAGGACGTTCTTTTGAACGTCGACGAATGCCGTGATCTTCTCACACTCTAACGGCACCTGGTTCTTTCCAGCATCTCCGATCCTCACCGCAACCTGATCAGCCTGGATGTCAAACGGCACATCGACCGCACTGCTCAGCGGTTCGTTCTGGTACTCCGCGAAAAACGCCGACTCATCGCGGAATCGCAGATTGTACGCGTGCTGTAATGCAGATACCTCAGTCTCACTTTTGCGGTCATGCCATCCAACCTTTGCACCTTCGTGCATCTTGTCGAAATTGGCCGTGACGAAGTCACGCGTCTTTGAACCATCCCCACCCTCCCGATGCTCCGTCTCCCAGATCGTTCGGTACTCGTCCCATATCTCCTCGTTGTCCGGCCACTTGTACACCATCTTGCACTTCTCGCCCTGCCACTCTGGCGACTTCGTACTGTCAAGAAGTAAGTCGGCAAGGTCGTTCTTGTAGATCACTGTGCAGGTCGTGAACCCTGCGATCGGTCGTCTCGGGTTTGGACCTGCCATGCCAAGAACGTCTCCGATCATGATGCTGTGCCGTTCGTCGCACTGCGATCGCGACTTGGCGGACTGCTTCGTCTGGGGGTCGTCAATCAACACGATGTCAGGACGCAGAGTTGTGCCGTCAACGCTCACGACTTGCTGACCGCGAATGTTCCCGGTCAGTCCGCATGTCGACAGCGCACATCCGCTCGTCTCGACTCCGTCGACAGCGCCAAAGTTAATCCGATCCTGCATCCATTCAACGTGCGTGAGCTTGCCGCCGCAACGCTGTCCAACGGAACGCCGAGCCTCTCCGCCGAGTGATCGGATCGCATGCAACTCACGTCCGTACAATTCACCGAGCTTCTCGTTGAATATCAACTCAGTCTTGATTCCCTTAAGCAGTCTGTGAGCCGCCGTTTCTGTCGACGCTACGATAACGCAAAACCTTCTTTTGCCTGTCAGCAAAGCCCAGAGGGCAGCACGCACAATGATCGTCGTCTTTCCGCTACCGCGCGGCATCGCCAGTGCCGACAGCCCGCCTTGCTTCGTCACGCGGTCTATTTTCTCGATCAACCGTACGTGGTCGATCGACCACTGCAGTGGGAACGCGGCTGGATAGCAGGTTTCCAGGTGGATTCGCAAAGAATCATCGCAGGCAGCTCGAATGTCTGACGCTTCCGCGGGAGGTGGTCCGATTTCCTGAGCAGCCGAGGTGGTTCGCCTGGCATAATCCAGTTGCCTACTAATGTTTCCCATCC